TCTATTCTTTCTTATATATTTTTATATATATTATTATATATAATATATAAATAGAGAAAACCCACCTGTCCACAAAATAGGACACTTGACATCGACGGGCCTAGTGTGATACACTGAGGCAGACAGGTTGAGGAACGACGAGTTTAGGCGCTAACCTCTTCACTGTCAACAGGTTAGCGACATCGGTCAACGTCCCGCAACAGCCGACAGGCGCCGACACTTGCCGACAACAGACGACAGGAGAATAGTATGTCTTACTTACTAACATATTGGGAAAATGGTAATAATCCAGATACACACTATCAATTGAAACAAGTAAGATTGAAAAGTATTGAAGAAGCTTTTACACTTGCACTAGCTCATAATAGACCTGCAAAAACTAGCCTGATTCTAGTCGAAAGACATAGAAATTACAAAGGTAGGAAATGGATTGACGGAAAGACGGTATGGGATGAGACGATGGATTATCCCGCTAACGTAGTCAAACGTCCTAACAGAACAAAAAAATGATAGACTCACAACAAAAACAGGAGATATTAGATTCTATATCCTCTCACGGCGGAGCCGAATCTAAACCTATATTGTTAAACACTAACTTAGAGCATATCCTCAGCCGTTCGTCCGGTTCACCACGTATACAATCAACAGTTCTGCGTAAGTCCAACCTTATTCTTTCAAAACCTGAGAGTTTACATTCTCTATCAGCTTTACAGATACGATGCTGTCTCTGTAAACGAGTGATATCTTATCCATGTTGGTATTATGAGGTAAAATATGCAGTGAATCACTTTCATTACTTCATTTGCTTCAGTTCAGAGTCGAAAGAAAAGCCGTTAACAAAGTGTTATAGAAAAGGATAAAAGTATGACTATTACACAACTTCCGTTTGTTATTTGCCAAAACCAAGAAATTTGAATGCCGAAGATGGATTCACAGTCACAAAACGTAAACAGTAACATCTCAGGAGAATAAGAATATGAAAAGAATTGAATTCTATTCAAAAGATAAATGTTATATGTTAGAATGTGATTATTTTGATATGATTCAATATAATTATGATGATAACTGCATTAGGGTATCATTCAAGAGAGGAAATGTCATTAACACAGATTATTATCATTACATAACTAAATTAGTTGTTAAATAGAAGATTATGATTAAAATTAAGAAGAATAGAATAGAAATATTAAATAAAGTAGATATCATTTGGGGACCATATTTAGGTAATAAAAATTGGTTTGTTTGTTTTAAACAAATGCCTAATTGGTTTAAAATAGTTGATATTGGTATTGCAAATCATTTGTTTGCCATCTTTTGGTTAAACAAATAATAATTCACATCAATAACATTTCAGGAGAATAAAATGACACAGTTTGCAAACAACCCATCAGTTACATCTCAATCAAACGAAGGAATGGTAAAGAGGTATGTCCATCAGCCGCTAACGGTAGACCATTACGGAATTCACGCTAAGATTCAAGAGAATGGAAAGGTCGTCATTACAGGATTGGTTGACACTAAAGGAGAATACGACGAAGTGGAGATTCCTGCAAGTCTAGTGTTTAAGCTTGCTACGCTTCTGAAAGCAACTAGAACGATTAAGTTTGTTTCGATGACTGAAGCTCAGAATCTTGCGCCTGTAACAAAAGACGAATAAGAGTTTATAGAGTCTTCAAGTCTTAATTGATTTGAAGGCTTTATTAAGTTCTTAGCCGTTCACATAGACAGTGTGTAGAAGCTTACAGAGACAAAGCATAAACATATGACAAAAGAAAAAAAATTAATATTAGAAGCTGCAATAAGAGAATTCAGCAGATGTCCATGTCACAATTGTGTAGCTGCATTACAACGTGCAATAAAAGAGTTATCAGAGAATGAATGACAACATGGATTTGTCCACAATGCAACGAAGAATTAGGAGAATTAAATGCAATATGTGAGTTTTGTAAAGTTAATAATATTATTGTGTATAATCCGGATAAGTATTTCATTAGAGAAATTCGTATCCGTCATATCATTAAAGGTGAAATAATGACACCGCAAGAGGAATTATTCAGTCAATTATTTAATCATGAGAAGATATTAGTAAAAGATATGGACGTATTGACTCTACGTGCTCACCGCGAGGAACTCGCGAAGATTGCATTTGAAGCTAGAGCGAGATTAACAGCCATTGATGACGAAGAAAATGATAGAAAAAAATTATCAAAACCAAAAGGTCCAATAGGATTCGAGCGTTCCTATGGAACGGATGAAACAACTACAAATGCTATCAATGCAATAAAAGACAGGCAAAAGAAATTAACATCTAAAGAAAAGATGCTAGAAGGTTTAATTTCTCTATACGAAAAAGGTGGAGTTTCTAGAGTAGAAGCTGAAAAGATAGCATCATCTGCTATGGGCGCTGGAAAGATTCTATCAACATTAAAAGATAAAAAATCTAAAGATATAATCAAAGGTGAAATTCTGTCAGGTCCAAGCGGAGATGAATCATTCACATTGAAGAAACCTGAGATGATATCAGAAGAAGTTAAACTAATCTTTAATCCTTTTGCTAAGAAAGAAGAATAAAATGTGTTTATCAAATTTTATTGAGTTTGATAACGTCATCGAAAGCGAAGCTTTAATAGGCTATAGAGATTGGAGAAATTTAATTAAAGATTCATTAATTCTTGAATCTGAAAATCAGAAATATAAATGGTCTAAAATTGAAGGTCCGCATGAAGTAAAACAAGAAAATTCTGGCATATATTCTTATAATTATAATTCTTATAATTATAATTCTTATAATTATAATTCTCATAATTATTATTATTATTATAATAATTATTATAATAATAATTATAATTCTTATAATTATAATTATGAGAATTATAATTATAATTATTATAATTTATCTGGTATCATCAAACAATGGGGTAAGGTTGCTATTCATAAAACAGGTTATCGTTCTGAATATGCAAAAATAGATACTTTATTTTCAATTAGAGAATTAGATGCACAAGGAATAAAAGAATTTTTAGATTGGATTAAAATTTTCAACGCGAGAATAGAACAAATAGCAGAGAAATATGAATGTAAAGTTATGGCATATCAAGATTTCATAGAAAGTGAGAAGAAACAATAATGTCTTTAACTTCTATTGTTAGACAAATCTGTCCAACCTGTAAAAAAATAGCCGTTGAACAATCACGTCTAAAACTTGGTAAAACATTAATCATTAAATTAGCTTGTGGACATATCTTACACAGTGAAATATTAGTAGCGAGCGAAGCGAGCTATGCTTCAATAGTCTTTTCTGACGGCTGTAAACCTAGACCATATCAAATAGATGCAATTAAATTTGTAGAACAATCTAATGTTCGTTGTATTATTGCAGATGAACAAGGTTTAGGTAAGACAATAGAATCTTCAGGAATCCTACGTCTACATTCTGCTAAACTCCTACCCGCAGTTATCGTGTGTCCTTCTACAGTTAAGCTTCAATGGATGCATGAACTTCATAGAATAGTCAATACAGATAAACGTAAGATGTTAATACAGGTTATTCAATCTGGTAAAGAAGCTTGTATGCCAGGATTTGATATTTATGTAATTACATACGACATGTTAAAAAAAGAAGATATTTTCAGGTTTTTACCCACTGGAACAGTGAAGACTCTTATTATAGATGAATGTCAGAGAATTAAGAATCATTTGTCTGAGAGAGCAAAAGCCGTTCAGCGAATAGGAAGAATCACTCCACATATCATTGCCATGAGTGGCACCCCAATTAAGAACAATGCTGGTGAATATTTCACAGTGTTAAACTTAGTCAAACCTACGATGTTTCCACACTATCAAAAATATATAGACAATTATTGCGATGCATACGATAACGGTTGGTCACAGAAAATAGGTGGATTAAAAGACGCTGATAGATTCCATGAAGATACTAAAGACATTATCATTAGACGAACTAAAGCAGAAGTATTAAAAGATTTGCCGTCAATAGACAGAAAGTTTCATCATGTAGAATTAGATAGAAAGCTCAATAAAGCATATGAAGCCGCTATGAAGGAACTTGAAGAATTATTATATGATGATAATGATTCATTTCAAGCTGGCTCAGCTAAGATAGCTATAATGGGTAAGCTTAGACATATTACAGGCATAAGCAAAGTTTCTGAATGTATAGATTATACAACTGAATTTCTATTATCTACAGACCGTAAGATTGTAATCTTCGTTCATCATCAAGATGTTATGGAGATGATAAAGACTCAATTAGATTCATGGTGTGTAGAAGGAGGCTTTGGTAAGACATTAGTATTACATTCAGGATTAGATGGAAACAGACGTAGTGCATTAGTAGATACATTTAAGAATGATAGTAATTCTCGAATAATGATTGCTTCTACACTTGCGGCTGGTGAAGGATTAAATTTACAGTTCTGTTCAGATGCAATCATTTTAGAAAGACAGTGGAATCCTGCAAATGAAGAGCAAGTAGAAGGCCGTTTTCACCGATTCGGGCAACTCAACAATGTTTCAATCACATACATGTTAGCTAGTGGAACTATAGATGAATATTTTACTGAGTTAGTAGAAATTAAACGCTCAATCGTTGCGGCTACGCTAGACAATAAAACTATTGCATGGAATCAACAAAGTCTGATGAAAGAATTAGCTGAGATGTTGGTAACAAAAGGAAGGAAGGCTTGGAAGTTATGAAAAAGTTATTTACTGGAGTAAGAAAAAAGATAAGATATGAAAGTATAAGAGTATTTGCTAATTCATATAACGAAGCAGTAGAAATGATTAGAAATGATGAATTAGAAGTTGAAGTAGTAAGTGAAAGTTATAGCGATTGGGAATTAGATGGATATCTTATTAAGCAAGCTGAAGAAAAATGACTACAAATCTTAAAATTGTCGAAAACAATAATTTTCCGGGTTATAAATTTGGTAAAAAATCTGATAAGAGAATAATTGAGTGGTTAAAAAATCTTGAGTCTTATAAGAATCAAACTGCTGGAAAATGATAGTCACTAAGATAGGACAAACACCATGAGTTTCCAATACGAAGAAGTTCTCTGTCCTGAATGTAATGGAAAGATGATATCTCGTAAGTCTCAACATGGAATATTTTGGGGATGTAAAGATTATCCTAGATGTACTGGAACAAGAGATAATATGGGACGTTCTAAGGCCGATAGAGCTAAAGAAAAAGGTGAAGGAACTATGTATGAAGATGATAAGGGCATAACAAATATTATTGAAACAAATAAGTTTTCATTTAAGAAGACGAGATAATGGGTGTAGAAAAGAATATTACAATTTCTAAATTTCCACATCAGGGAAGTTGGTTAGGTAAAAAGACAAAAGTTTGTTTCCATTTTGATGCTAATTCGTATATTATGGGAACAATAATAAGAGATGATATGGAAGAACCATTTAGAACTATTATTTCTCTTGATGATGGAAGAGTAATATTAGCAACAGAATGTATGCACTCACCGCAATCATGACTGACATTCTAACTCCAAAAGCGAATATGACGAATCTTAAAGATATTAATTTCGGATTGAATCAATATTGCGGTCCTTCTGTTCTATCGTCTCTTACAGGAGAATCAACGGATAGATGTGCGGCCGTTATCAGTGCAGTCTCGGGTAAGAAAGAGATTAAAGCCGTTCAGAAAACTCACATTGTAGAAGCTCTCAAACGTTTACGCTTTAGTGTAGAAAACCTAGACGGCGGTTCTACATTATTTGGAGTAATAAATAGACTACACGATAAAGATGGAATGTATATCATATTTGTTCCTTCACACGTAGTTGCTATAGAAGTTAAGAATGAAGAAATATACATTTGTGATAATCATACAAAGACTCCAATTGATATTAGACAATCTGCTAGATTGACACAACGAGTAGACAGTGTGTTGAAAGTTGTAGCAAAAAATCCTCCAAAATTTGTAAGAAGCGAAATTAAAATTTTATTATGGCCTAATGGAAATAATGCTCGATTACAAAAATTAAATATTTATGAAAACTCAGATGATAATACTCTTATTCAAATTGGTCAACTTAGATATGATAGTTATAGAGAACTACAAGAAATAATCAATAAACTGAAAGAGATTAGTGAGGATAGACTATGAACAAAATGAACAAAACATATCTCGGTGATGGAGTTTATGCAGAATATGAAGATTATGAAGTAATATTAACTACTGAAAATGGTATGGAGGTGACTAATAGAATCGTGTTAGAAGCTGAAGTATTAGAAAGTTTAAATCAATATCTTAAAAGAATGTTTAATGAAAGATATTCAAAACATGACTGACATTCTAACTCCAAAAGCGAACATCATCTTAGACGCTTCTAAAATAGATTTATTTGAAACTTGTCCAGCTAGATATAACTTCAGACATAATCATAATCGTGGTTTATCTTTAATTCATAAAGCCAAAGCATTAGATTTAGGAACATTAGCTCATGAAGGTCTTGGAGCATATTTTACAGGTTTAGCAGAAGGTTTACATTATAATGATCGTATGAATAACTGCTTGATGAAGATTAGAGAAATTAGCTCTAATCCGGAAGAATCAAATGTAGAACCTGAAGAAGTCTCCGCTCTCTTAAAAGCTGTTGAAGAATCTTGTGATTACTGGCGAGCGGAGGATGAAAACTCTCTTGAAGTCTTAGCCGTTGAACAACCATTCGCATATCAGCTCTATGAAGACGATAGCGTTCGTATCATTCTATCAGGAAAGATAGATTTGCTTGTAAACTTTACAGGAATTGGTCGTAATGCATCATACGCCGGATTACCAATTGATCACAAAACATATTCTAGAGATAGTATGTTATTGAGAAAAAGTAATCAGTTTATCAATTATTGTAACGCTATGGGTTCAAATTATCTTGTAGTTAATAGAATAGGCTTACAGAAGACTAAGAGTGCCGAAGAACGCTTCAAAAGACTTCCTCTCTCATATGATCCAATCTATCTAAATGATTGGAGAGATAATCTCACAAAAATGATTCTCCAAGAATATATTTCTTGTGTAGCTGAAGGCTATTGGCCTGAAAAACCTACAAGTTGCTTTAAATTTAATCGTATTTGTGAATATTATAATATCTGTGACTCTAGCGGACAAGATGCTAAAGATAATAAGTTAGAGAATGAGTATGTTTTACAGACTCCGTGGGATGTAACGGCCAATCTTAGAAATGACTAATAACAATTATTCTTTCTTAAAAACTAAGTTTGAAACTTCATTTCTTCAGCCGTTCTGTGCGTATGAAAGTGATACGAGTGAACAGTAGTGTTGTTGAAATGAATAGGAAAGACCGTTCATGAGCATACGAACTCTTAATGACGTTCTAGCCTTAACGGTCTTTCCGTCTCTTTTATAATGGGCTAGTGGTGGAACTGGAAATACACTTGAGACTTAAAATCTCACGCCTTAAATGGATTGAGGGTTCGATTCCCTCCTAGCCCACTTTTAATATAATTTAAACGGGCCGTTAGCATAGTGGTTCAATGCCTCCGCCTCATAAGCGGATTATCCTCAGTTCAAATCTGAGACGGCCCATTAACATAGACGGAGACATAGACGGAGACATAGACGGAGACATTTACAAAGCAGTGTGTAGAAGATGACCAAAAGCTCTCATATTCATAAACTCAAACGACTTAAATACAAATCTGGAAATATCACATTCTTTTGTGCTCTTCCAGATTGTAATTTTAAAATTAATCCTGCTCTAGCACTTGGAAAGAGAAGCTTGTGTTGGCGTTGTGGAAAAGATTTCATAATGAATGAATATGCTTTGAGACTTGCTAAACCTCATTGTCAAGAATGTCACAAGCCGAAGAAAGAAGTTGTTGATATTGAAGATAGAACCTTTGATAGCGAAACCAAATTAGGCCCACCTGAACTCTCACTCTCAGAACGTCTGTCTCAGACAATCAAACAAGCTCAAACAGAAGAGGAAGAAATATGACAAAAAAAGAATTAATTGAAAAACTGAACAAGGTTTATATGGATATTGAAAGTTCTTTAACAGAGGAGTCAATAATGACAATTAGTAAGAGAATAAATAGACTTAATGATGATATATATGAAATTATACAAGAAATTGAAGACATTGGAATTGAATCTGAATGAAAGCCTCAAACCTTTCTGCCGGAGGAACATATTCATTCTTATTTAAGGGTCCATTTGGATATGGTCATATTAAAATAGATGGCAGAACTTATGGAACTCATAGTATATCAGCATTTTGTTTTCTAAATTTATCTTTAAATTCTAAATTACAAGCTAATCACAAAGCAGAATGTAAAAATAGAGCTTGTTGGAATCCTAATCATTTATATGCAGGAACACAGTATCAAAATTCTCAAGATACAAGAATAGCAGGACATTATCATAATCAAACTAAAACACATTGTCCACAAGGACATTTACTAACAGGTAAAACTAAAGGTCCGTCTACTGATTTTAGATGGAATAGATATTGTAAAACTTGTCGCGCTATACAAAAAAGAAATTATAGAAAAAAGGCTAAAAGTAATGAGAGCAAGTAATCTTTCAAGTGGAGGTACTTACAGTTTTCTATTTAAGGGACCTTTCGGTTTTGGAAAGACGCTTGCAGCAGCCAGTTTTGCATTAGAAGGCCCAGTCTATTTGTCTTATTGGGATAAGAAGAGTCCTATAGAACTTGTTACATTTTTCTCAGATAAACGTTTTGGTTCTTTAGGAAAGAAAATTCTTGATAATATAGAATATGATATTTATGGTCCTTCTAATGCAGCAGATTATCTCAATAAGATGATAGATTGGTCACAGGATTGCCGTTATTTTGCAGTGATAAATGATTCTTTGACTTTCATGACGGCCTCTGCTGTTAATTGGTCAATGAATTTTGGTAAAGATCCTAAACTAAAGAAAAGACTTAAAGACGTTCTCCCTTCCTGGGATGAATATAAAGTCGAAACTAGTTTAATCACACAATGTCTCGATTTATCTAAACTTCTTCCTTGTCATGTTATCTGGACGGCACATCCATTACCAACTACTAAAGTAGAAGGTTCTGGAAGCTCTATATCTGTTAGTAAAATAAATAGTATTGTGAGTTATGGTTCTAAAGTTGCAGGAATAGTTCCAGGTTCATTTACAGAAATATATCATTTTACACAACAATCTAATTGGACAGAAGGTAAATCATCTAAGAAATATATGGTTAGTACTGAAGCTATAGGTGATGAATTTGCTAAGTCTCCATTGTTAGGTGATTATGTTAAAGAGTTTGATATTACTGATAAGCTTTTTTATACAGTATGGAAAGATTTGTTAGACAAGTCGAGAGGTATTGAAAAGAAAATAGAATTAACAGATGTAGAGAAACCTAATCAATTAAATGTATCTAACCCTTGGAAAACATAACAATATCCAATCCAACCATCCAAAGGACAAACAACAATGCGAGCACTACTCACACCAGATGATCTCAAAAAGGGTGATTTAGCTGAAACAACTTGGCATCCAGCCGAAATCGTAGAGTATAAGGAAAAGGAAGCTGAGACTGATCAGTCTACTAATTGTTTATTCTATTTTAAGATTATTGATGGGCCGTCCAAGGGTATTATCTGCCAGAAGCTTTTCAATGAAAAGGCTTTAGGCTTTGGTAAGTCTCTTTGGAAGACTCTTGCATTTCCATATGATGCTGTTAAGGGATATGAACTTACTAGTCAGTTATTTGAACAGACTGTTGGACATAAGTTAATGATTTATGTGAAGCGTGGTAAGTCAAATAAGGGTAATGAATTTAATGATGTTGCTGATTTCAAGCCTATGTCGTAGTATAAACTTCGCGTAAGCGAGGCGAATCATTAGTCTTTGCCGGTTTAGCTAATGATAAACGTACCAGAAACCGGCATATTTTTTTGGAGAACAAATGAGTGAGCAGAAGAAATGGATAGAAAGAGCAAAGAGTACATACAATTTTCATCGTAATAAACTTATTCAAGATAAGAAATGGAGAGTCCAAGACACAGCATTACGTCTTAGACGTAGTATAGGTTCTGTTAGTGAGGATCTTCTATTAGCTAGATGGTTGAAAACTAATGAGAAAGAATTAGAAAAGTTAGATTACGCTAATGAAGCATTAGAATTTGTAAAAAATAAAAATAGAGAGAGAAAGTTAGATGAGATAGAATGACATATAAACGTAAATATCCGAATTTAACTAAATCTGAATCTAGACATAAATTCACAGAGGAAGAATGTAGTTCTGGTGGCGTTGCGGCTCGTTGGTTAGAAAGGATTAAAGGAATAAAATTAAATCACGGAGTTATTTTTGGAAAGAGAATAAAAAATGTTAAAACTAAATGATAGAGTTTCTAGACAGGTAGAGATAGGACGGCCTGAACGTAAGTTTGGAATTATAATTGAAATATATAAATCTAAACAGGGATTTGTTCATACACCAATGAGATTATTTGCTGTTAGATGGGATAATACAGGAAATGAAGAAAGAGGATATTTTGAAGAAGGTCTTCAGAAAGAGACGTGATGCCTTCACATCAAGAAAGAATAAAAGAACAGTATAAAAATTTATGTACTAAATGTTTAATTAATCCAATTGCATTTTTTGCATCAGATATATATATATATATATGAGAATAAATAGAACTACATTATGTGAAGAATGTATAAGAATTAAATATCAAGAATCTCAGAGAAGTTGATGCCTAATTATATAAACGGTATAGGAAGTGTATCTCCGCAATTAATGATAATAGGAGAGGCTCCAGGTCGTTATGAGAATGAGCAGGGAATACCATTTGTAGGTCCGAGTGGAAAAATATTAGATGATTGTCTATTTAAAGCAGATATTAGAAGAAGTGATTGTTATATTACTAACGTAGTGAAATTCCAACCTCCTCTTAATGATTTAAAAAAACTTCATCTTATAGGAGTTGACATTGGACAATCCATGCAAGAACTTTGGGATAATGAAATTAATAAATTGCATCCTAATTGTATCTTGGCTATTGGTGATTTGGCATTACAAGCTGTGGCTGACTGCACTGGTATTCTTAACTATCGTGGTAGTATACTTACAGCTAGAGATGGCATCACGAAAGTAGTTCCAACAATACATCCAGCCGCTCTGTTCTCTCATGGAAGCTCTGATTCTGAGGATTCAAGAGGAGGACTGAGCTGGACATATTTAAAGTTGATAGAAGCAGATATTATTCGAGCCGCTGAAGAATCTTTAACAAAGACTCTAATCCTACCTGATAGAACTTTATCAATAGCCCACAACAGTTTAGATGCTCACAGATTTTTCAGAGAATATGAAAAGAAAACTCTCTGTGCTGTTGATATTGAGTCTATTAATTGTGTACCTGTATGTGTTGGTTTTGCTTTTTCGCGTAATCATGCTATATCTATACCTTTATTACGGCAGATAGGAACAAACAAATTAACGGATATGGGTGATAATGAATTAGATGAATGTTGGAGAGAAATTGATAAACAGTTAAGAAGATGTAAGATTATAGGACACAATTATATGTATGATGATTATAAACTTGGTTTGATAGGCTTTGAAACACCTAACGTTTATTCAGATACTCTTATTAAAACTAGAGTTATATTTCCAGAACTTCCGGACAAAAGATTAAATGTCGTTTCTTCACTTTGGACTCGTGAGCCATATTATAAAGATGATGGTAAAGAATATAAATTTGGTAAATTCAATATAGATAATTTCTTTAGATACAATGCTCGTGATTGTGCTGTCACATTTGAAATTGATGAAGCTCAAGAGAAAGATTTAATAGAACTTTCTGATAGATTCAATGTTCCTTTAAAATCTTATTATTATGATTATATGATGAAAAAACATAAGTTATATTTGAAGTTACAAACTGTAGGAAAACGTGTTGATTTAGCTAGACAAAAAGAACTAAAAGTTAAATATACTAAAATGCAAGAAGATGTTCATTCTCGCTTAATAAAAGCTATAGGAGACGAAATTAATGTAAAATCATATCCTCAGATGTTTAATCTCCTCTATAAAATTATGAAATTCAAGATTCGTAAACGTGATCCAACTAGTGAAGATTCAATAGTAGCATTATTAGGATCAACAAAGAAAAAAGAACAAAAAGAGATTTTGAGAGATGTTCTCGAAGAAAGACGAATTAGAGATCAAAAAAGCAGACAAATTTCTTTTTCGCCTGATTACGATGGACGATGCAAATCAGCTTACAATATCTCAGCAACAGAAACTTGCCGTTCTTCTACGGGAATTCTTAAAAAACCTTTACGACCAAAAAAGATTGGATTAGCTGATCATACAATTTCAGCTCATGGTCGATTAGGTAAAGATATTAAAAGCATGTTCATTGCTGATGATGGATATGTTATCCTTGCGGCAGATTCTAGGACAGCAGAAGCTAGAGTTGTAGCCGTTCTTGGTGAAGATTATGAGTTATTAATAGCGTTTGATAAGGTTGATATACATAGGCGAACGGCCGCTCTGATGTTTGGATATACGTCTCGCCTTGAACTCGGAGTTGATTTTATTCATCCAATAGTTGATAATCTTCCTAAAGAAGGTCCAGAAAGATTTACTGGTAAAATGATTAGACATGCAGGTAATTATGATATGAAGAAACGTAGGCTTATGACAGAATTTAATACTAATGCTCAAAAGTTTGAAATTCCGATGGACATTAGTGAGTGGAAAGCTGGACAGCTTTTAGATTTGTTTCATATTGCTTCACCTAAAATAAAGGAGAAATTCCATGCAGATATTAAAGATGCTATTAATAGTTCCAGAGTTATTATTGATCCTATGGGTGGTGTTAGGATTTTTAATGGCAGAATGGATGATTCACTCTATCAAGAAGCGTATGCAAATATCCCGCAGAGAACGGTAGCTCATTTAGTTCAGGGCGCAGCGTTAGCAATAGATGAAGAACTCAAAGATGACAAAGGCTTTCTTTGGAGTCAAGAAAAACATGATGCGATTTATCTTCAAGCTCCAGAAAACAATTGGGAGCCTTACGCAAGACTTATGAAAAAATATATGGAGAGACCAATAGATTTCAGAACATATTGCACATTGCGTCGTAACTATGATCTTGTTATTCCATGTGATGTTGAGATCAGTCATACTCATTATGCGGCTTTTGAGAAGGTGAAGTTGTGATTAATCATTTTCCAAATGGTAGAGCATATTTAATTCCACGTCATAATGAGGAAATAAATTCTAAGGAACATTTATGGAATTGTTATTTACAATTTAAAAATTTAATTTTAAGTAAAAAATTTGATGATGATTTAGTATTTCTCTGGAAAGAAGATTTTAATGAATTATATGAAAATTATCATCCTAAATTAGGATTAAAATGACCAAAATCTGTATTCTCGCAGGCAACAGTGAAGAAGCCTACCGATATAGTCGTTTACAGAATCTACAACCAGATCAATGGTTCTATCCTAAAAATCCAGAAGAACTTTTATTTAGAAATAATTTTCATGTTATTGTAGTTGGAACGGCCGGACAGAATTTTCCTTCCACAACATTTGAGAAGATATATCAGCTTGCATTAGAACGTGGAAAGATAGGACGGATATGAAATGTGAACAAACTAATTGTGATAAAGAAGCCACTAAAAAATATTATTGGCCTAGCAGACCACCAATGATTGCTTGTGATGAACATGCTAAAAAAGCATTTAATATATTGAGTATCATGGGGGCATATTTGCATGTTGAAGATTTAAAGGATGAAGATGACAGACCCTAAAGTTATTATCGAATTTTCTATACACGAAGCTGAAATTATTAGACGTGCATTATCACATTATTCACCTCCTAAAGAAGATGAAATGGTATCATTTATGTTATTTAATAGAATTAAAACTAGGATAGCAGAAGCAATAGAAAATGAGCATCCGTGAACGGAATTTCTTGGATAGATGATCTCATAGATGAGCATCAAGCTGTAGAGACACCTGAATCATGGCTATACTGGAGTCTAATGTGTTGTATATCAAGTGTAGCCGCAAACGCATATACTTTACGGACGTTGAAAGGAAATCTATTATATTATCCGAATATTTATGTTATTTTAATGGGAGAGAGTGGTTTAGGAAAAGGCTTTCCTGTAAACCTTGCAAAAAGATTAGTTATCGCAGCAGACAATACAAGAGTAATAGCAGGCCGTTCAAGTATACAAGCTATTATCAAAGAACTAGCAACCACTAAATCTGTACAAGGTAAAGCTGTAATAACAGATAGTCGAGGATTCATTGTTAATGGTGAGTTATCAACAGCAATTATACAAGATCCAGATAGTTTAACAATATTAACTGATTTATATGATCGTAATTATAACACAAATTGGACAAATCTTTTAAAGGGTGATGGTGCAGAAAAACTCAAAGAGCCATATATTACATGCTTATTTGGATCTTCTCCAGCTCATTTCTATGATTCCATCCCACAGCCTAATATTGAAGGCGGATACATTGGTAGAAATCTTGTTATTTATGAAGAAAAAAGATCAAAGGATGTTGATCTCCTTGATTCGGAAAAGGAATCGGTTGATGAAGATAGGTTTATAAATTATATAGTTCCTAAATACGTTCCACATTTAATCAAGATAGCCGCTAACAAGGCTAGACTTATTCCAGATGAAGCCGCTAGACACGTATTCAATAATTGGAGAAAGGAATGGAGAAATAATCAAGCTCAATACAACGATAGAACTGGATTTGTTAATCGAGTTCCTGATCACGTATTAAAAGTATCAATGTGTCTAGCTCTAGCTAGATATGAGCATAATACTACAATTGCGGAAGATGATGTTTCAGAAGCTATAAAAAAGATAACATCTCTTATATATGCTTCAGAGAAAGCTGCTTCTGGAGGAGGATTAGACCCATTAGCGGCTCAAACAAAAAGAGTTGTTGATCATTTGATTTCAGCATCAGAAAATCAATTGATGCGAAAAGATTTATTAATACAAGGTTATGGAGATTATGATCCTATGTCACTTGATAGAATCATTGATACGTTGATGGAAATGGGATGGATAAAGAGGCAGAAAATCGGGATAGGAATAAACTCAGATTGGCTTTTGATTCTTTCAGGAGAACCAAAAGAATCTCTAATGAAATTCAGACAAAACAGGAGATGAAGATGATTCCAGGATTTTCAGAAACTTTAGATCAAATGAAGAAATTACATTTAAGTAAAAATGAAGATTACGCTTCTA